CGAGTCTAACAAAGTAAGTGTTTTGTATGTTATGACACAAACATACGGCTTTCCCAATATATTAGTAGTATAACAATTTACCGCCTTTTCTGCGTATCAGCGGAACTTCGGGGTGCGAACCTCGTTATATAAATCGTCAGGTGAAGCAGAGGGCAAGAAAGGAATCTATGGCAGAAGAATCTGTTACGGTAGGCGAGCAGTCTAGCGACATTGGTACTGAGGAATCAACGGAAGTTGAGGAATCAGGGGTTAAAACTGAAACCGAGGAAGAAGTTCAGGAAACTGAAACTTCAACCGAGGAAGGGGGGGAAAAAGTCGAGTTAACTGAAAAGGGTACGAAACTTGATCCAAATCCCCAATCTGCGGTACATCAGCAGTTGGCTAACGCCAACGCTCGAATTAAGCAGATGGAAGGGGTTCTAGGTAACCCTGCTATGCTCAAAAGATATGCCGAACAAAACGGCATGACTTTGACTCAAGCGAAAGCTGAAATCAAAGAAGAGAAAGCAGAGGTAACTGACGAATTCACTCCTGATAGTTTTAAAACAGCTGATGACGTTGCTAAGGGATTTAATAAGTTTGCAAAAACTATTGAAGAACTTAAAGTCGAAAACACTCGTCTTCGAGAGAGTTATAAGGGATTTAATAGTAGTCGTAGACTTGAGCGTATTGCAAACAATATGAGCAAGGACATTACCACGGTTCAGGAAAAATACCCTGAACTTAATCCGAATAGCTCAGATTACGATAGTAAACTCGAGAGTTCGATTGGCGGACTTTACAAGGATCTGGATTTCGATCCAGCAACGAATACCTTTAGGGGAAAGATTTCTGTCTTACAAATTGCCGACAAAGTTATGGAGGCAGCAGGTAGGGCAAGAAAGCAGGGCTCTAAAAAGGCACAGACTGATGTCAAAGTGAAGCAAGCAGGTAAAGTTACATCTGGAAAAAGCAAGAAGACTGGTGCTGTTGATTCAGCAGACCCAGGCACATCTATTGCCCAGAAAATAAAAAAAGCATACGGAGGTTAATAGCCTCTATGAAAGGTAAATATGGCTGGAGTTCAATATGGTCAGAGATCTACATTAGGTGCAAGCGACACAGACCTTCACATTAGTATTGAAGATCAAATCGTAAAGTATCCTAATTATAGAAAAGAACTGATCAAACGCCTAAACGGCAAAAACTTTAAAAAGGCTGTCAAGTCTCATAAATATGAATGGGGAACCAGAGACAATAGAAAATTACAGTCAACTGTCAACGTAGGTTGTGCAGCTGATGGAATCGTAATTGTTGTTAATGACCCAGGGGTATTTAATGTAGATGATATTTTCCAAGACTCAGCTGGCTCACAATATATTGTTGAATCTGTAGGTGGTGGTGTTAATGTAACCTTCCGTTTCTTAACAGGATCTACCGCTCAGACTACAATGGTAAACAATGAGGCTGTCTCTGTTATCGGTATGGCTACCGCTCAAGGTAAGACCGCTGATGACATGGTGGTTACTCCCTTTATTGATTTATACAACTACACTTCCATCTTGGAAGATGTTGTAGATCTTACTGGGACTGAACACATGTCAATGATTCGTGGAGAAGAGAACAGTGGTCAACTCATTGCTAGAAAGCAAAGTGAATTGGTTGAGAAATTTCAACGCCAATTAGTTGTAGGTGTAAGAACCAAAGACGATGCTCGTAAAACTACTACATTAGGTGGTATGAAATTTATGATCGACACTTATGCTGCTGCAAATGCAGTTGATTTTGGTGGAGATATTTGGGCTACGGATAGAACTGTGGAAGACACTATTGATGAGGCTTTAGACCTGATTGCTGAAAATGCATTCGACAAGCCAGTCATGTATGTCACTCCTAAGTTTATGAAGAAGTTTAAGTATATCCAAGATGACACGACAAGAACTGTGCTTCGTGAGAAGAGCAGGGGTGTCGGAGTTGTTAAAACTTATATGTCCCACACATTTGGTGAAATTGACGTTGTTCAACTTCAAGGAATGGGTGAGGTCATGGATGATTACGTCTTCATGGTTGACGAGTCTATGATCGGATATAAGCCTATGCAAAAAAGAGGATGGTTTACTACCCCTCTAGCTAAGCTAGGTGATAGTTATAGATGGCAGATACTAGGTGAATATACATTCAAGATGGATGTACCTGAAGCCTGTGTCTACTTGTATAATTTGGGATTAGACTAAAAAAAATATATAGAGAATAATGGGGGAGGTATCCCACTTCCCCCACTCTATTTAATGAAAGGAATTTTATGTCAGAAACAGCAGTAGGTAACACAACTTTTGTATTAGGAAGAGATCAAGATTCAAATCTTGAGACTCGTACTTTTACAAATGGACAATCTTATGATTTATCCATTGATTTAGTGCAAGCCTATACCGCGAATGATGCCACTTTCCCGTACCCAGCCTAATTTTAGGTTGATGTATAGGAATAAATTAGAGAGAAGGCTTATTACCTTCTCTCTTTTTTTTATATTGGTCACAAACAACACTAAAAAACTCTAATATTATAGTATTATGGCTTTAACAGAAATAAATACATCTATCCAGACATTAGGCGACGTTTTATCATTTATGGCTCCTTTCGCTGGGGGTACAGTCCCAACAGAAGGTGATGATGAATATGATCAATGGATTGGATGGGTTCAAAATAAACAAGAGGAATATGCTAGGCGTGCTTTTTGGAGAAGATGTCTAACCAGAGAGGTAATCGAATTAAGTGCTGATGCAACAACCCACCTTCTTCCTGATAAATTTAATAAACCAAATGCTCTTTATATGTTAATTGTTGATGGAGTTGATTGGAACGAAGTTGGAAATTCTGATGAGCAAACAATCTTTGTTGAAATGATAAATACCTATGATGATGAATACTTTGGTAAATGGCAAATGAGATTTGATAATGCAGTTGTAGAAACAGACGCTACTGTAATTATGTGGTATTTTGCTAATCCTCCAGTTCCAAATGCACTAACTGACTATATGCTCTTACCAGGAGATATGATCGGTTTTGCTGCCCTCGCAGAATATTATAGACAAGCAAATCAAGAAGGATCCCAAGACAAGGCTGAAGAAGATGCTGAGAATCGATTCCAAGAATATTTAGCATTAGAGGTTATACCAGATAAGAGTGAATTGCTTACTAATAAAGAAGATCAGGTAACTAGGGTCGACAGGCTGTTAAAAGCAAAGGCTTATTATACAAATAGGGTTGGTCGTAATTATCAATCTTAAAGGAGGTTTTGTGTACGTTAAGAAAAAAAGAAGAACAAATGCTCCGATTAAGAGAACTGGTAGCAGTGGGTTCCCAGAAGGTCTTAATACTTTAGCTCATCCGTCAACACTTAAAGATTCTGAACTATCTGAGTTAATCAATGGTATCTATTCCCAGTATGGGACTATTTCAAAAAGACAAGGATCTAAAGTTATTGGTGATGCTGCTGATGATGGAGATACTATTGACCAACTTAAAGGTGCATACAATATAAATGGAGAAGATTATTTTATTAGAATATCTGATGCTGGAGTCCCTGAATACTGGAATTTTACTACTCTTGCCTGGATCGGACTTACTGCTGATGCTCCAGATGGCTATTCTGGAACTACACCAGAATTTACTACTGGAGTTCCTACTTTTGATACAACTACTACTACTTGGATTGTTCAAGTTGGTTCAAGACTTTATTTTGCTAATGCTGTAGATGATCTTATTTGGCTAGATGATGATGGTTGGCATATTTATACTGCTCTAGCTGATCCTGGTGCTTCTTATCCAACTATGGTAAAAACTGGTGCTGGCACTGGTCAAACAAAATACTTTTATCAATATGTTTGGTATAACGAAGCTGGTGGTACTTTAGCTTCTTTACCAGCTGATGCTGATGTCCAGGCAGATGGAACTGGTTGGATTGATAACATGCCTCTAGTTTTAGATGAAGATACTTATTTAACCATTACACTCCCTGCTGCTCCTGCTGGATGCACAAGTGTTGGAATTTTTAAATCTAATAGACAGGGT